AAAGCCGAAATAGAAACGGAGGTGTAAGCCGTGGCATTTGAAATAAAGACCCAGGATAGGGTATTACAAGAGCTAAAGAACGCATATGAAAACTTATACGGCGGCTCGCTGTCCGACGTATCCGGCACCTTTGTCGGCGACAACCTGGCAGCCAATGCCGTAGAATTTGAAAAAGCCTACATCGAAATGAATTTGATGATGGAAGCGGCCTTTGCAGAAACATCATGGGGCGAATACTTGACCATGCGAGCCGCCGAACATGGTATTGACCGCAAAGATGCCGTGCAGGCACAGGGGACCGTCACCGTGACCGGCAACGGCGTCGTCCCTGTCGGCTCGTTGTTTGCGACAGAGAGCGGGACCACATTTGAAGCGGTCAAATCGGTGACAATCGAAAAAAGTGGCGGCGTACCTGTCCGTGCCGTAGATGCCGGCACATCGGGCAACGTCGCGGCCAGGACAATCACGAAGATTCCCGTCACTATCGCCGGTATATCGTCCGTCATCAATAGCGCCGCGACGTACGACGGCTATAATGCAGAATCAGACGAATCACTGCTGAACCGGTTGTATCTGCATGTCCGGAACCCCATCACATCGGGCAATGCGAACCATTACCGGGAATGGGCGTTGTCCATCGGCGGCGTAGGTACGGCCAAGGTTGTGCCGCTGTGGAATGGCAATGGGACAGTAAAAGTCATCATCGCCGACAGCGACAATAACCAGGCGTCGGAGGCTTTGATTAAAAAAACAGCGGACTACATCGAGACAGTATGCCCCATCGGCGCGAATGTAACCGTAGTGACGCCGAGCATAAAACAGTGTACGGTATCGGCGATAGTAACAGTAGTACAGAATAAGGGCAAAGAGTATAAAACGGATTTGCAGATAGCAATTAATAAATACTTGCAAATAGAAGCATTTAAGGAGGGACATGTGTCGATTGCTAAAATAGGCAAAGCAATACTGGATACAGACGGAGTTGCAGATTATGACAATCTACAACTAAATGGGGAAGCTAAAAACGTAATACTGTCCGACGAGGAAATGCCTCGCTTGCAAGAATTGACGGTGACAATAAATGACGAATGATTTTATAAGAGATAAAAAAGTAGATTTAAGCGTATATTTGCCGCCATTTTTGCTAAAAGATCCTGAATTTGCCGCAAAATTAGAAGTAGAATCAGGAGCGCATGAAGACGTAAGGCAAACATTGATCGATATAATTAGTCAGCTATTTGTATCGACCGCCACTTGGGGGTTGGATAACTGGGAAAATTTTTTAGACATCCCAGTAGACAACACAAAAACCAATGAATATAGACGTCAAGTGATAATACGCAAAATGCAAGGAAATAAAGCTGTGACAGTAGATTTCCTTCGGGAGCTAATCAATCAATATATACCCGACAAAAGCGGCACTGTTACTGACCATCCTGAAACGTATAGCGCAGATTTCAACATTCCGCTAGTTGATGAGATGAGCCTGCTTAGCATCGCCAAAGACGTGCGTACATATATCCCGGCGCACATCGGCCCGTACTATAAAGAGACAGAGAAGCGCCTGGCACAGCAGAACATGGCCATGATAAAAGCCACGATAAAGGCCGTCGACATATACCCGGCATCGCTCGAAAAAATCGAGCCGGAAACGCCGTACTATGTAGCCATGGCCATGACCATGACAGAAGAGCTTACACTCACGATTGGAGGCATTTAATGGCAACCTATAATTCTTTCGTCGTCACGGACGTCGGGCGGGCACTACTTGCAAAAGCAGTCGCGAATAAAGGCGACACTTTTAAAATTACAAGCATCGCAACGACGTCACACACATACACCAATAGCGACATCGCCGGCCTGCGGAGCATCGACGACGTCAAGCAGGTCTTCCCGGTCGCTTACTCGGACGTCGTGGGCGACTCGACGATTAAACTGCAATTCAATATCACGAACACGGGCCTTGCGACGTCGTACACGCTGGCCGGGCTGGTCGTCTATGCGACATACAACAACAACGACGCCATCCCCTTCGCAGTGAGCATCGCAAGCAACCCTGACGTGATGAACGCCGAACAGGCTGGGGCGCTCGTGCGGAATATCCTGACGACGGTCTATATCAAGACGGACAATGCCTCGGCCATTACGATTGCTGTCAATATCGACACATACGTCACCAAGGCCATGCTGGACGACGCGGAAAAGCGGGCACTCGACAAGGCGCACCCCGTCGGGAGCGTATATCTCTGCATCGGCGGGGACGACCCGGCGACGGCCTTCGGTGGCACATGGAAAAAAATTGAAGGTTCGTATCTGCTGGCGTCCGGCAGCTACGACGGCAAGACACTGACAGCCGGCAACACCATCGGCGAAACGCGACACAGCATCACTCAGCAGGAAATGCCGCCGCATAGTCACTCGGGCAATACGGACGGCGGCGGGTGGCATTGTCACTGGTCCTGCGGGGCATTACCGCGCGATTTTCAGTGGGATGCCTGCGACGGCAATGATGAACCTACTGCCGTAGGCTATGGCGACGGTTGCTGGCATGGGAAACGGGTGGACGGGCATACATCCTGGGATGGGAATCATTCCCACCATTTCACAACCGGCGATGCCGGCAATGGAAATGCGATGCTCGTCATGCCACTCGCCACCGTCGTTGATGCCTGGTATCGCACGGCCTAGGAGGTGAGATAAATGGCAAATTTCGCAAACGGCTACGTACTAACAAAAAAAGGCTCGGCGCTCATGGCCGACGTCGAGGCCGGCAAATTATCGCTCAAATTGACGCGGGTGCAGCTCGGCTCGGGCTCGGTCAACGCGATTACAGACTATGATTCGCGGTCGGCACTCGTCGCGCCGCAGAACTCGATGACGATTACGGACATCACGACGGAGGATGTCGATGCTGTCCGTACGTGTAAAATTACGGTATCGCTGACGAGCGATAAAGTAGAGACCGGCTACAACGCGACGGAAATCGGCCTTTTTGCAAACGACAGCACCGGCGCGGAAATCTTATACGGCGTCTGCTACGACGCGAACGCCGGCTACATCCCGAGCAAGAGCGACGGCAACAATACGACCATCACATTTATACTGCGCATCGTAACGACGACAAAGGCGACCATCGAGCTCGTCCTGCCGAAGACGGCGCAGGAGCTCGTGACGCTTGTACAGGACAAAGCAAACAAGGCCATCGACTCGGCGACGGCTGCGGCAAAGAGCGCATCCGAAGCGTCTGACAGCGCGGCCAAAGTAGCCCTGTCTACGACGACAGCAGCAGGCTACTCGGACAGCGCCAAGGCCAGCGCATCGACAGCAGCGACAAACGCGGCGACAGCAACGATTCAGGCCACGGCATCGGCCGCAAGCGCAACGGCAGCCGCATCGACAGAAGAAAAGGTCGAAGCGATGTACGAAGCCATGCTCTTTGACATCATCGGCCCGCCGCCGTCCGAAATGAATCGCGCGCGTTTTATCGTAGGCGCAGGACCGGCGGCCATGGCATCGAGCTAAAGGAGGTGATGGACCATGGCAGATACAAGCAGGGGACCTCGACTGAGTGGGGCTGGTGGGAGCGGTAGCCGCACTGCGATTATGCGTACTGCGTGCGCGGGTCTCCGATGGTGGCCGCATCCGCTCATCACCGGCTGGACGATCTGTAAGAAAGGGTGAAATAAATGCTGAAAATAATCGGCACAAGCATCTATCATATCCGTGGAGATACGGATAGTTTTGACGTAAATCTGACGCAGGAAGATGGCTCGGATATCGGACCTTATACTGCCGTTTTTAGCGTCAAGAAAAAAATCACCGATGCCACGTATGTCTTCCAGGCCCCTGTCCAAGATGGCGCTGTGTCGCTAACCCATGACATGACGAACGACTTGGAGGCCGGGGACTATGTTTATGACATCGAGGTCCGGACCCAGGACGGCGGAGTGCAGACCGTCGGGCCGGCCCTCTTCCGGGTCATCGCAGACGTAACGAGGTGATAAGATGGCAATACTAAAAGCTAAACTGAGCA